ATGGGATTATTTGATGGATTATTAGGGAATGCAACACAAAATAACAATGAAACAGCTGAAAAAGAATTACGGGATGTTTTAATCCCTAACGAAAAAGTAGATATGGCCTTCACTTTAGTAAGAGATTTAATTGTCTTTACAGATAAACGCTTAATTTTAGTCGATAAACAAGGAATTACAGGTAAAAAAGTTGATTATAAATCGATTCCCTACAAATCTATTTCACGCTTTTCTGTTGAAACTAGTGGACATTTCGACCTAGATGCAGAACTAAAGATATGGATTTCAAGTGCTGAGTTACCTTCAGTAAGTCTTCAATTTAGAAAAGATAAAGATATTGTTGCTATTCAACAAGCCTTAGCAGCTGCTGTGTTATCTTGAATCCACAAAAAAAGACAGGGAAGCGACCAACTTTCCTGTCTTTTTAATTTTAGATAAAATAAAAAAGGCTTCTCAGCCTTGATACGTTCCTTATTCAATCAGACACATGGCGGCACTTGCTTAGTCTTTCAAGCGTATTTTACGACTATTTATAACCTTGTAAAAACACTAGTAAATCAATAATATTATAATTTAATACCATATAATTTTTTACAACCTTTTACAACTTTTGCCCCTTTTTTGCCCCTTCCTCCCAAAATATTACAGTTGTGTAAAACGATAGACAACACGAACGTACATTCGGTATAATTATATTATCAGGAGGGCGATATAATGAAAACTAATTATGTAGGAGTAGTTGAAAAGATTAGAATGCTAAGCATGTACCCAAAAATGCTAGTTAGGTTTTCTTTAGTCACGCATAATGAGACTGTCAATTGTATTGTCTCAAAGCAAGAGCTAGCAAATTTATTATTAATGACTGTTGAAGGAACTGAGCTCGCCGTTTTTGGCCATCAAAACAAACGAAAGCAATTAGTAATTGATAAAATACTTGTCCGAAAATCTTTGATACTTGCATAAAATAAACCCCAACTCAAGATAAGAGTTGGGGTTTTATTATTCTATCCATTCATCATCAAAATATTCATCTACGAATTCATCTATTGTTTCGCAGCGTTCTTGTTCTTCGTCGAATGGATTTTCTTCAGTCACATGCTCTTCACTCCATTTCGTGAAGTTATGAATCTGAATATGTCTTATGTCGTAAAAATCGATTTCTTGTTCACCAATTAGAACAACATCAAACTCAGCCATTCCACGAAAAACACCAAAAACATGTGGTTTCACACGGTCATATTCATCTAACGAATTCAATTGAATCTCTAGTACCTTATTATGTTTAATTGAGCGGTCTAAAAAATATTCTATTTGGTTTTGGGATTGTTGTGGTAGTCTCTCAATATTTCGAGCGTGATATTCATCAGTGCTCTTTATTGCTTCAGTTAATTCGCCTAACGGAAACGCCGTTGGCCACTTTAGTTCAAATGGCCTGTCAACATAATCATTGTAAGGTTTAAACTCTTTTTTAGTTCGTCTCACCATCTGATACACTCTCCTATCGAAAACATTATACGAACATAAGTTTGTTTTTTCAAGAAAGAATCGTTAAAATTCAAATCTTTTTAAGATAACTATTGACTTTATACAACTATAGTTGTATAATATGAATATAGTTAAGGAGGTGAAACATGTGCTAGACGATATAGGAAAAGCCGTCGCAATCGTCCTAGGAGTTCTCCAATCCGCAAAAATTGTAAAAGAACTTTTAAAAGACGATAACGACGACAAATAAGAATAATGATTGGGAGCTAAGGCTCCCTTTCTATAAATTAATTCTAGCATGAATAATATGAAAAATAAAGCTTACGGATTAACATTACTTGCTGTTGTATTAGTTGGTTTAGGTCTTACAGTTTTCAATGTGATTAACTGGATTACTTACTTGGTAATCTTGTTAATTATAGGCATATTAAGCAAAAGAAAGTAGTTGATTAAATGACTTACACTGAAAAAATCGAAAAATTAATAGACATGGATTTAACGAGCTATCGTATTGCAAAAGAAACTGGAATCAGCACACAATACATCGACAAAATCAGAAGTGGAAAAACTGCTATTGAAAATATTGGTCTCGGTAAAGCCGAAGTGCTAGTGAAGTATTTTGATAAATTAATTAAAGATAAAATTGAATCTTAAAGGTCAGAATACATCCTATAATTAAAAATTGTTTAAAAAGGATGATTTTATGTTAACGAAAATAAAGGAAACTACAAATAAGTTTACAAGCTGGTATAAAAAACATAAAAATTCTATTTCGATAGTAGTTATAGTAGTTAAAGTATCTATCCCAGTTGCTATCATCGTATTAGGTTTCTGTTTGAACAAAACATACTATGAAGATATCTCAGTAGAGTTTTACCCTTTTGTTTCTAAAGACGAACCTTATAGTAATAACATAGTCGATGAAGTAAATCTAGACAAAGAACCAAATAAAGTAGTTTTAGTTTCTTCTTTAGAAATTCCAATGACTATTGAAATTTTAAAATTTGAATCTATGGAAAAAGACAACTCACCTAAATACAAATCAACTAGAATTAAAAAGTCTTTAGAACCTGGTGATGTTTTTAAAATAGCCTACCTTGAAAGCGAAAATATACCAAATTACGAATTAAAGGCTTCTACAGGTTATGGTGACGGAAATATTTCATTAAAGTACAATGGCAGATATGGCAACATAAATAAAACAAAAATCAAGTCAGAAAGAAAGCTTATTCCATATTTTAAAGATAAAATATTGAATTAATATATGTATTAGAGCTTGGGATATTATTCCCAAGCTCTTCAAATTATTTTACGACTGGAAACATAGCTTCTAAGCGATTATACCAAGGCGCATTTTTGTTCCATTTATCTTGTCCGTAGAAAGGAATATCTTTGCCATTGTTTTTCTTGTATAAGTCCTCAATGACTTTCATTTCATCTGGATGAGAGACACGTCTTGTGTTAACTCCGTTACAAAACATTACTGTCCAAGCATCTCCATTCCATTCTAGTTTACCTGTTTTTGAATTAATTGGTCTTTCGTATAAACATTGCATAGTCGTTTCTCCACCTTTTATATTATTTTGATTGTTATTATTTGAATCGCCATTTCCTTCGTTTGGACTGCCCATATATTTTTTTATTTGGCTAATAAAATAGTCTTTTACGGCATTTGTTTCTTTTCCATGCAATTCCCACGAACGGTGAGGACATGCCGTAGGAACGAATTCTTTGTGTAATCTTACAGAATCTCTATTAGGTTGCATGCCCCAAAACTTCATATCTTCAGCAATTTGTTTAAATGTCATTTGTTCATTAGCTAAGAAATCGGCATCGCTAGCACCCATTGATTGACATACTTCATAGCCAACATAGTTCAAATTCCCATCTGGATTCGCTGTGTGCCATGCTGCGTTGAATGTATCTTCTACACGTGCAATTGTATTTCGATCAATATAATAATGAGCAAAGCCATTCGCCAGTTGTGTAGGAGACATTACAGCCAAGGCATTGACGTATTGTGCAGCTGTAGCATAAATACTTCCGGCATCATTATGAATGACAACACCTTTTGGCGTTGCATTAGGACGTCTCCCAGCAATCCCACTGCAAACAGATTGATTAATCACTTGCACCATCTTTAGGTTCACCACCTTTATCATTTTCATCTTTTAATTTACTTAAATGTTCCTTAACCCATGAAGGAAAGGGAACGCCTAACTGCCCTAAGTTTTCAATAATGGAAATGCCATACACTGCTATATAAAATAAGACAAATCCAGTAGCGATCGATTCTAAACCCATGATTTTCAAGTATGGATAGGCAACGCTTATTAAGCAGACCACTAGTAAATGTTTTACTAATCCTAGCAATCCTTTTGTGCTATTTCCTTCCTTAATGAAAATACCTTTACATAACCCTGTTAAGATATCCCCTAACACAATCCAGACAAACACCTGAATAAAACCGTTAGAAATCATATTCTTGAATTCTAGTATCAACGCTTGATTATCAATAATCACCATATTTTCCACCTTCCAATAATAAAAACCGCTTAGCTTTTTGCTAAACGGCTTCATTTTAAAATTCAATCTCTATACTAATTCTGTAATATGCATCGACGATAGTTGAGTATAGTCAAGTTGCTTATCTGCTGCTAATTCTAAACGAAACGCAAAATACTCGCCTTTTTTTAGTGTGACGTTTAAGTCAAAGGCTGCGACATTTTGATAATTCAAACCACCAACAGCTCCGACTGCCGCTCCAATACCTAAGTCACTTGCCCCAGCATCTAGTCCCTTATCTATATGAGTATAAGCATATAGAACACCTCTCGAACCGCTAACTTGATATTTTACAGTTCCACTTACATTTAACTTGCAGTCTCTAAGCACTTCTGCTTGCCATCGACCACTATTCCATTCTAAGGGATTGCTTTTCATAGGTAATCCAAGTCGTTGCCCTACGTTGCTAAATTCTGATCCTAAGTTGTATCTTGCCTTATTTTTGAATCCAGGATGATTAGTGCCAGGCGAATACCAAGCTTCAAAAGGTTGTTCTTTTTCCACAAGCATTTTATTCCATGGTGTCCAAGTCGCTGGACTGCCTTGACGACTACGGGTGTATGTTTCACCTTTATACATATACGTTTGACTTACAAATGTATTATCTGCATAAACAACTAAAGCACCATAAGCTGCACCCGAATAAGGTCTGTTTGCTCCAGAAGCTCCAAAAACGGTGTAAATACCTGCATCTAGAATTTTATCCCAATCTTGCGAGTTAACAACTGTTTTTTTAGCAACAAACAATCCATTTTCTGCTTCAGTTTTGTTAATAAATAGATCAGTAGAATCAGTCTTGCTATATGCTCCCACTTGCTCAGCTGTCACTTGATGTGGATTTTCTTTATCGTCTACATGATCATTTAATTGTTTTGATTTAACAAACCCGCTTTTTTCTAAAACGTTTTGGACATTAACACTAATTTCTAATTGAATAGCTGAATAGTCTATATCTAAATTAGCTGTTGTTACTCCATTCGATGGATCTGTATAATTAATTAGATATATAACCCCTTCGCTAGTAATGAAATTTTTGTCTGTTATTTGCGCTGATATATCTTTATACTCTCCAGCGCTTTCTTGGATTTGAGTTGCCCATGAATCTGTTGACTCAATGTAAGTAGAAACTTTAATTGTTTTGTTGTTTGGCGAAGTTGCTTTAGCACGTTCGCTAATAGTGAACGCTACAAAGCTATTTTTTAATAAAGATACCGCTTCTTCTTGATTTAATCCTTCGAAAATTTGAGGAATTAATTTTTTTGCAGCTTCTAAAGCATTGAATGAACCTAACTGTTGTGGGATAACTCCAGTTTGTGTTGAACCACTACTTACTCCAGAATCATCACGGCTTACTAATTTATTGTATTCTGCTTGAGAAACTTCATTCCATATATCTTTTGGTTTTTTCAGCGATTTAGCAGTTACATCCGTAAAATATTGATGCGCATTAGTTGCTGTATTACCTGCCGTTTTCCCAGAAAAATCCATAGGAATTTTTACATTTGTTGTTCCTGACAATAATGATACACCTTCCGATTTAGTCATACGATCGTTAAAATCAACCAGTAATCGAGTCGCTAATGTCGGTTGCGTTACTCCTTGAGTATCTGTTCTAGCTTGTACGATTTCAGGGTTACTATCACCTGCTTCACCGACCAACTTGTCAAAATCATTTCTTAGAGCATCGAATTCTTGTTTATTATTATTTGCCGTTGAAACTGCATTTCCTGCAATCGTAATTGCCGTATTAGCATTATCCATCGCTTGGTTCGCCGTTGCATTTGCTTGAGCCCCTGCTTCTTCAGCAACTTTGATTGCCTCTTTACCAGCGGTATCAGCTATTTTCTTCGCATCGTCAACGCCGTTTTTTAATTCTTCTTGATACGCATCTACTTTTTCAGATGAAGCATTTGATTGATCCAAAATCGCATTAATTTTAATTCGACCTTGATTCAGTGTGTCGGTTTCTTTAATTTGCTCGATAGCCATGTTTATCACTTCCTATTCTGCATTAATATATTCAATAGTGGCTTTTTGTAAAATACGATTTCCTATCTTGATGAATGGCGAACTATTATCAATCAGTTCTGCAAAATAATCATCTAACGTTTTACCTGATTCATCATTAATTATAAATTCTTCTTGTTTGCTAATTAGTTTTACTGTTAATCTCATTTAAAATTGTCCTCCTAATTGTGATTGTATAAAAACACGACAAATAACTTGCGCTTCAATTCGTGCAAGTTTGTTAGGTATTATCTTGATTGTATGATTACCTCTAGAGATTTTACCGCCACTAGTTTTTCTAAGATAATTAACAATGTTTAATCTTTGCTGGCTAGTATCATGAACTGGAATAGTGGTACCATCTACAACTATATCTACACTAGTTGCGCTACTTGGCGCCTCATAAATCCCCCATTCTAATGGATGGCTATGATCAGGTAAAGTAATTTGGTGTGTATGTGCCGGTATTCTTACTTGGTGGCTATGGCTAGGAACCGATATGCTGTGTGTATGGTTTGGTATAGAAATATTAAAATTGTGACTATGGTTAGGTGTATTCACTGTGTGGGAGTGTGCCGGTGTAGTCACATTATGAGTATGATTACCTGAGCTCGTCTTTGTGTACCAATCTGTTGATGCAGTCGACATTAGTCTAAATCTCATACCTGACCCCGCATCCATTTCTCGATAAAACGCACTTGATTCAGTGCTACCATTATTAGTTGCAACCAAGTGATTATGATCTCCACCTGCTGAACTTGTTTGTGAGCTTTGACCATTTACAGAACTGGATTGAATGCTACCTCCTCCTCCACCTGTGGTGGATCCACTAGAATAGCCTCCTCCAGCTGAACTTGAAACGACACTTCCGCCACCAGCTGAACTCGTTTGTGTTGAAGCTCCACCAGCTGAAGTACTTTTAACCGTAGCTCCGCCTCCTTTTACGGCTTTTGTGTAGCCACGATAGCGCTTAGTTTTAAAAGTCAGTTCTACAGTATTTACATGAAATACATCATCATCTAAGAAGAATTCAATTTCTGCTGGGTAGGCCTTTTCGCAGTTATCTTGATAACTATAGTTCAAAATATTCGTTGCACCTTGCGAGTATGTCTCATTTATTTCCTGTTTACGTTTCAAATCAGACATTGTCGTAGTAAAATCGTCAGATAAATTACCAAGCTCTAGCTGAATATCTTGTGGGGCACCGAATACATCCTGTTTTGTCTCTTTTTTAATACGTAAATTTATACTTCCAAAGTCATCTGTGTTAATCATAATCACAGTTCCTTGTCTTAACTTATCAATGCTTAAAGGTTCATCTGTTAATTTCAATAAATCAGCCGCAGTCACATCCCAAGAAATTTTAGGCTGTGCCCATTTTTTTAACATGTTGATTGCATTGTCTTTTAAAGCTTGCGGAACTGTGAATCGTTGGTCCACCCAAACATATTCAACTAAACCGTGATCTTTTATCGACTGTGAATCTTCTACATAAGGGACATTTTTATTCACTGATTTAATATTTATCTGATTGACGCCTTCACCAGCACCTAAAGGATAAACTCGATTAACTAAATTGTTAGGATCTCTTTCAATCTCAAAACCTTGCATGTTATATCCTTCTTGAATACGAGCAACAGGTTCTTTTGGTGGCTTCACTAAAGATAATTCGAATGGATAAACTTTGGTATTCCATTGCCACATGTAGTCTTCATCAAATGCTTGAGGAATACTAAACAAGGCATCAGCGAGACCATTTTCATTTTCCCATGCATAACTAAAATACCGAGTGAATTCACATTTTTTTAAAACCCAGTGTTTTGACCTTTGTTTATTCAAAAGATAGTTAATAACATCAACCGTTTTTCGATTCACTAGTTCATGATAACCAAAAAGAACTGTGTCTAGCAAAGTACATAGGGCTTCATTTGCCGTATACGTGATTGAATTGTTACTAGCATCTTTACGAACCGTTGAAGGCATAACACGGTATAATCCTATATATTCATTTTCATTATCTGTTAGTTCAACCCATAACATTTCTTGCAAAAATTCATTTTTAGGATCATCCAACGGCATTGAAAATTCTAGATTCCCTATTTGGTTTTCAATTTTTTCATATCCAACATTATAAGCGTTATCTAAAACTGCCGTGTATTCTCTTTTTAAATCCATTGCCATCAACATATTTTAGCAACACCTCCTATAAGAAACGATTTGGATATCGAATAGTTAGATTAAAAGTACTATCTTTCGCTTGGATGTATAGTGGCTCATTTGGATAAATATAAAAATCGTTCATAGGACGAATCATTGGCTTCCCATTTTTCGTAATATTAAACTGTTCTGTATCTATTACTATTTCTGACTTATCAAAATCACCAATATCAATAGTATCACTTCTAGTTTTTATCCACACGCCTCTACCAGTGCCTTTTATAGTAATAATCGGTTTTACTTTTAACCCTTCAACAGTTGGATATATTTCAATTGGTTTCACTTCTTGACCGTTATCTCCCATTAAATAGGAACGATTTTGAAAAGTAATCATGGTAGAACCCCAATAAGCCCCACCTTCGATAACAATAGGTAAGTCAACAGCCCCTGATCCAGTATTACCCATAAGATAGTTAGCCTGAAACGTTATTTCTGTTGAACCCCACATAACACTAGTAGCATCGCTTCGAGTATATTTATATGGATTGTTCAACAAAATTGTAAATGTACCAACGACTCGATTCAATCCCTCAGGAACTGCATCAATGTCTGATTTACTACCCGACCAAAGCATTTCTGGTTCATCATTAAACCAAATCTGTACATCTTTTTCTGTAAACAAAGCAACGTTTAGTCTGTTAAAAGAATCCCTAAACGCTTCGTTAGAGTTAACCTCAACTTTGAATTTAACTGTTAATTCTCTTTCCGGAATACGAGCATAAACATGTCGCATTCCATCACGAATTCCCAACTGGTAGCTTTGTATCTCAGTAGGAGCTAACTCTCTTCCAACAACAGATAATGTTCTATAACCTGGAACTAAATCTTCTAAAAAGGAACCATTAAAATTCATGGCTTCCGAAGGCAAAGAGGCTTTTGTTTGTTGTTCATTTACATCAATAAAGTTGTATAACATTTAGCGCCTCCTTCCTAAAGAAACATTCTTTTTATCTTGTTGATTCTGTAATTCTTTACTCATTGGTTTAGCAATAACCCTTGCAACCTCTGTACTATCTAAAATAACAGGTACCTCCACAGTGAATTTTGAAGATACATCTCCAGAAAACGCTAAACTTTGTGTTCCGCCACTAAATGACAGATTTGAATTTAAATTATCCAGCGCTGGCATGGCTACTTTTTTACTTAGTCGTTGCATAGATTTTTCCACAAAGTTTGAATATTTATCAATACCAACCGCTACTCCTGCTGGAATCATTTTACCTACTTCGTCACGCATTACACGTGATGGAGAATGAATATCCATAGCGCTTTTCATTGTACTTACAATTTGATCTGCCACACCTCTTGCTGCAGCTAAAGCACTATTAGCATTGGCGTTAATACCATTAGTCAATCCATCAATTGCATTTGCTCCGATAGAATTCATTTCTGATGGCAATTTATCCATTGCAGAAATTATTTTATCAACAATAGACTCAACAGCTCTTACTGGATTCATTGCGTTTTGTTCGATACCGTTTGATAATCCAGAATCAACATCTTCACCAATTGAGTGAAATACACGAGAAGGAGAGTGAGAATCTAAACCTTTTCTGGCACCAGAAACAACATCATCAATCATTTGATTAGATGTTTTTACAGGTAATTGTTTGTTAGCCTCTACCCCTTTTTCTAAACCTTGTGGGATAGATTTACCAATACCTGAAAAATCTGCCTTCTGTACTTCACCTTTCATATCTTCCCCGACTTTAGGAACAATTCCTTTTGTCATTTCCTCAACAGATCTACGGCCATTTTCAATGCCTGCTTTAAAATCATCAGTTACACTTAGACCCACGCTGTTAAAGTCTGTATTCTTAATTTGAGTCATCAAAGTTTCTTTTTGAGTTGGGATTAAGCTTGCTATTTCCTCATTTACACCATTTTTACCTAACTGATAACCTTCTTTCATTGCGTTCATGGAAGTTTCGCCTGTATTACGATAAACATCATTCAAACGTTGTAATTGTTCGTCTGAAGAATTAACTAATTCTGCCGCTTGAGCAGCACCTTCAGGTCCCATTTTCCTTAGTTGCTCTAAAAGCCCTTCATCTACCCCTCGCTGTGCTAACGCAGCAATGTTAGTGCTCCATTGGTTAACAGCTTCTTGATTTTTTTGTAAATTTTCAGCCATTTGATCAACTGAAATAGCTTGTTTTTGCTGGATAACATCAAAGGCACTCCCTACTTTTTCTTCAAGTGATGAATATTCTGAACGCATTGCATCCATTGTTTCTTTCGTCTTACCACTTAAAGCATTGTATGAAACTGTTTGATTTAACACACCATTTTCCACAGCTTGGCTTGCACGCTGCATTGATTGTTCATGGGCATTAGCTGTATTTATAATTTCATTCGTTAATTCCTGTTGAACGCCCTTTAACACTTGCTCTTGCTCGCCCAACTTTTCAATATTTTCACGAGCTTCTTTTGTATTCCCGCCAGATTCTTTTAATGTCTGATTCCATTTTTCTCTAGCGGCATTGATTTCCATCAGCTTCGCTTCATTATCATTTCGTTCTTTTAACATTTGATTAATGTTTTCTTGAGCTTGAGAAGCCTCATCTAAAGCATTATAGGCATCAACTTGTTGTTGAATTGTTCCAGGCATTTCAGATAAAATATTTTTTTGATCGTCATAAACTAAGTTTAAACCTGTCATTTTACCGTTTAACTCTTCAACAATTTCTGTCATGCGTTTTTTCTCGCTGTTACTCAATTTCTCTTTTGCAGCGAGCATTTCCATTTCAGAAATCATAGATTGGAATTTTTCTTTAGTATTTTCTAACTCAATAGCTTCATCTTTTCGGGATTGTGCATGTTCTTGATTCTTTTTAATCAAGTCATCTGTGGTTTTCATAAGGTTTTCTTGTTCTTTTTTTACTGCCTTAGTTGATTCAGTTTCCTTATTTAACCATTTCCACAAGTTTACCCCTACAGCTACTAGTCCTCCTATTGCGGCTGTTACCCAACCAATAGGGCCCAATAACAATTTCATAGCGGTACTAAAAACAGTTGTAGCTACTGTAGCTAAACTAATTGTTCCCGTCAAAACACCAACGATTGTATTTTGCGCCACTAAAAGACCAGTTTTTATTGCTATTGCTGCAGAATTGGCTTTATCGGCTGCTAAGTTTAACATCCATGCTCTTCCGAGTGCTGTTGTAGATAACGTAGCCAGTTTTGATATTCCATTGTATAAACTTATTGCGGTTGTATAAGCTTTGATTGCCAATTCAGATTGTTTTATATAGCCTGTCACTTGCTGAATTACTTTCAACGCTGTAAAGGTGGCAGCAAAACTGGCAATTGTTGGTAGTAATGGTGTTAAAGCTGTACCTATCGAGGTAATAGCTTTTCCGAATAGTTTCATCAATGGGATAGTTGATTGAATCGCTGCATCAATTGCCTTAAAAGTTATATTCACTACATTTTTTAAAGAGTCCAAATTTTCGGCAATATTTTTTCCTGTCACTGCTTTGGATAATTCATCAAATGATTTAATAACTGTAGTTACACCTTTAACGGTGGCTGTTTTAATATTTGCCCATGATGTTTTGATACCTTTTGAGTTTTTCTTTGCTAGGTCCGCAAAACCACCTACGCCTTTGTCCAATTCAATCAAACGATTATTGAACTCATTAAATGTAATATCTCCTTCTTTTAAGGCATCGTATAATTGGTTAACTGAGTTTACACCTTGTTCTTTGAAAGACTTAGCAACTTTATCCATCGCAATCGGCATTGTTTCTTGTAATGTTCGCCAAGACTGCATATCAACTTCACCCTTACCGAGCATTTGAATATATTGTTGCATACCACGAGTTGCATCAGCAGTTGAAGCTCCAGAAGCAAGAAAGGCATCATTTAATGCAATAGCTGTGTCAGTCCCTTTACTCAAGCTACCAGTTGAAATTGCTAACTGTTGCGTATTTGATACGATTTCATCTAACGATGTAGGAAGCCCGTCAATCCCATCACTTAACTTAGTCATTGATCTATCTACATCTTCTGTTGAGTAACCTAGAGCCTTCATAACTACAGGATACTTATTCAACGTATCAAAACGGTTAATAGCTCCTTCAACAGAATCCTTAACCATATTTACGGCCGTAGATACTAATTTTACGGCGCCCACACCTGCTCCAATACTAAGAATTGACTTGCCTAATTGATTCCCTTTAGTGGTGCTTTTATCCAATCCATCACCTAGCTCACCAGATTGCTTGTTTACACCAGCCATTGAACGTTCAGCGCTACTCATCGTGCTACTAAACGTTCTATCAGTGGCAGTAAGTATTGCTTCGACTGAATATGATTCCATTATTTTCCTCCTTTCCTACTTATTTGCTTTTCTTAATAAATCAATTGCTCCTATATCAACTTTTTCATCAATTAATGATTTACCCAAAATAAGCTTCTCTCGTTCTTCATAATTGAAAAACTGATTGAATTTTTTATAGTAAGGTTCTTGTTTTTTACCTTTAGTGGATTCTACGTCCCTATTCACCCAAGCTTGGAGATAAATATCTCTTTCATGGTCAAGCCTTTTTAGCTGAAACGCTAATAGCCTAACTTCGTATTCATATAAAGTCATTCGTTCAATTTCGGATAAATCAGTAATTTCTAGGTAACGAAAACAATTAATAAGAATATTTTCATAAGCTTCAGCTGAGGTTAGTTCCTCTCTTACTTGTTCTCCATCAGAGCTTTCTTGAAATTTCTGACCGTTAACTTTCCCGCATTGCTTTCTTCTAAGTTTTTCAACGTTTCATCAAATAACGCCTCAATATCATCAACAGTTTCAACAAACTCATCTACTTCATCCTTAGAAGGTCTACTTTTTTCCGTAATGGTAGCTGTGTAAAGTACATCAGATAGAACAACGATATTTCCACTTACTAGCTGCGGTAATAATGTTGTTAGTCCCATACCAAGATTCACATCATTACGAACTACCCCATGCTGCTTATCCAATTCACGAATAAACTTGACTCCAAAAATACAGTTATATTTTTTCCCTTTAATTTCGATTTGCATGTCTTTTCCTCCATAAGAAAAGGACAGCCGCTAAGCTGCCCTCTAAATTTTATTTTAAGCTTGATTATTCAATGTTAAGGTGTGTTGAGCTGTTTTTTTACCATCCTCTGTTGTTCCTGTTGTGGTATAAACACCAGCCGGTACCGCTTCTGTCCAAGTAATATTTCCTGTTTCAGAGACAGCAAGACCTTCTGTTTCAGGCGTAATCTTATAGGTTACTTTTTTGTTGGTTGCATTTTCAGGCAAGACAGTTGCTGTGATTTGTCGGCTACCTGCAGTACCCGCATCTGCTGTTGATGTTTTAGGAGAAAACTCTAAGCCAGTTACAGCAATAGACAATGTTTTAAAAGCTGGAATATCTACTCGCTCTGATTCTTTCCCATTAACAACACGAGTTACTTGGTACTCACCAGCCGGCACTGAGGTGTCAGGTTCCATTCCTGTTATAGTTAAAGGTGATGTGCCGGAAACAACTTCGGTTTGGCCTTTATAAATTTTAAAAGTATCCATTATATTAATTTTCCTTTCTTAGCTTAATTCAATAGATGCCCCATCGACTGTAGGAGTTACATTACCCACAACAGGGCTATCTACTTTCCCGGATCATCTGTTTCAATAGTCGTATCTTTGAAGACATATTGAACTACTTCTTCTTGATCAGCAGTTAATGTTGCAAATCCTTTTGCACCTTTACCATTGATACCAAATTCTAATGAAACTTCTACGGTGTCTTCAGCATTAGGCGATTTACCAAATGATGTTACGTATCCTTGGTAATAGGTTGCCTTGTATTTGTCAGCATTATCTCCTGTGCCTTTTTCTGCTTTGTTGATTTCCCAGATTTCAATAATATCGTCATTGTCTAAAGCTTCTTCTAGCTGGTCAACATACGGATCACCGACTGATAAAATAGATGTTGCCGAAAAATCAATTTCCAATGATCCTGGGATGCGAATCGGACCATCTTTAGTGGCCACAGAGTCACTATCTTTTGTTTTTGTATTTTCATGTTCTGTCTGGAAAGCTAATTTCCATGCTGCTTCCTCTTTTGATTTTTTTAACAAACGGAAAAGTAAAATAATATCAATACCTTTAGCCGCTACTTTTGCTTCATTAGCCATTTATATTCCTTCTCTCTATAGTATTTTGAATTCTAAAGATATCATTGCCCGCTTCAATGGTGTGTTAGTCGAAATGTCATCTACTAACCGAATACCGCTTGATTGGATATTGAGCGACCAATAATAACCTTCCGTTTCAGAAATAGATAGAGCCTCAGCAAAAATTGCTGAAGCCATATCCGATATTTGTTTACGTTTTTTTGCCAATCCCCATACAGATAGATTCAATGTAACCGAACCTTTAATATCAGTTTTGTTGGCTTGGTGCAGTGTCTGAGTATCTTCTAATTCGACAAATGGATAACCTACATCATTCATAGGTTTATAATCGTAGGTTTCATAACCCAGTGATTGACACTTCTTATACACTTCATCGAAGATTGATTGATCTCTTGTTTTAATCATTTCATCAACCTTTCCAAGTCCGTTCTAAATTTCACTTTTTGTTGTTTCAGCGGTGGTAAAAAGAAATCACGTTTCACCATAAATCTCGTACCGTTTATTAAATACGGTGCGTATTCCGTTCCTGGTCCTGTATGCCCAGAAAAACCATTGTTCGAAAGCCTCATAACGATACTTCTTTTTGTTGCCCCAGTTGGTTTAACAAACTTTTTACCTTCCCAGTGTCCAGTTAACACTTTTCCGGCTTCAGCTTGCATATTGGCGGTTAATTCTGCTGTGTTATTTCTAACAACTTTTTTCACATCATCAAGTTGAGCATTTCTCTTTAGTTTTTTAGAAATTCCAGCTAATCCATTAATTCTTACTTGACTTCTTGCCATCAATAGTCACTTCCTGAATAATCAAGCTATTTCTTAATGCAGGAACTCTACTTGTAATAACTTCCCAAGTTTTACCCTCAAACTCAATGTAATCAAATTCTGGAATAACGAAAAGGGGCTGTGTCCTAATGACCTTAGCCCCTTCTTTAATGCTTCCGAAAATAGTAATAGAACGATTTGTACCAATATCAGTTACATTTACATCAGCAGTTTTTCTAAACGGTTCTTCTTCAATCCATTCACCTGAATTTGGATCATAATGCGATTCTGAAGATTTTTTTACAAAGGTAATTTCATCTAAATATCTCATGAAAATGTAAACCTCCCACGTTTAGGCTTATAAAGTTCTTCTATTTCCTTATTCTTATACTCTTCAATCTCATCTTGATATTCAGAAAAATCAGAGTCTGGAAATGCCATAGATAAACCTTCTTGAGAATAAGATTGCATTCCTTCTTGGCCAATACGATTAAATCGTTTTAAAGTGACTTCATATACAACTGAATCAAAACTTTTTGGTAACTCAATGACATTCAATATATTTTGAAGCCGATCTTTTGTACGTCTTTCAATGATTTCTAATTTTTCATCAAGACTGCCATTTAATAATTTTTTTACATCATTTGCTATCTCTGACATCAAAACACCACCTAAGTTAGTTCGATTGTCGCCCCATTTGTTGTCGGTGTTACTTTTCCGACAACAGGGCTAGTTACTCCCCCGCAGCTTTTGGTTGAATCTTAGCAAATGCTTCATCTTTGATGACCATGAAACCAATATCCATTGTAGCTCGTAAAGCAACCAATTCTTGTTCGTACAAGTTGACAGGCGTACCGTCTTCATTCGTTAAAGTAGATAATTGAGCTTCTTCTGAAATTTTGAAATTAATGTTAAATGGGATACCATAGCGCAAGTAATCAAAATCACCAGTATAAAGGTTTCCCTTATCCATAGATTTTAGATCTGCTACAGGTAGTCCATCAATAGTATTGCTGACACGATCATAAATAAATTGAGTTGTGTCACCAATTTTTTTACTTGCTTCACGTAGCACTGTACGATTCTTACGATTAGAAATGAAAGCATTCGGATCGTATTCACCTTCTCCAAGCAAATCCTCTAATGCTAAAATGTTGTCATATGTCAAGTCGCCCTCAATTACATTACTAGCTGCAATGACAGATTTTTCAATAGATTGAGAGAATGGATTTTCTTTATCAAGGATAGTAGCCGCATCAATTTTCTTATAAAATGCTTCTGCGATTTTTGGTTGCATTTGAGTAAAGAAATCAGACATCTTATAAGTTAAATATTCCCGAGAAACTGGGATAATAACACCAATTTTTTTCGCAGTCATCGTTACGTTTAACCATTTAGGTTTAGACGTTTTAATCTTTTCGCCTTCACCAACCCAGTACGCCCCAGGACCTTCTGCAAAGTATTCGAATTTCTTTTCTTTGCCGTCCATTTCTTCATATTTAGCCAACTGCATTAACTTAGAATTTTCCATCACATCTTTTAAAATTAAAGTGTTGTACTTATCTGGAATTGTTCCATCTTTTTTCTCTAATACAGTGACGTTGTCTGGATTCCATGTTTGAGCAAACATTTGAATATCCATTTTCATTAATTGTTTTTTCTTCATTTATATTTCCTCCTATTTTACAATTCGTTTACTTGCTGCAAGAGCTGCAACTGATTCGGTTTCTTTTTTATCAGTTGAAAATTGTCCACCCTCACCTGGTGTTTTTTGGCGAGCATTTTCTTTCTTAATCATTGATACATAGTTCGTAACAATAGCGACAGCTTTTTTTGTAGCTTCTGCATCATCTGAAACAATCAATCCTAGCAAATCATCGTCATGCGGCAAACTAGCCTCTGAAAGCATTTTAGAAGCTTCCTTTGACATGGAAACTAATGCTTGACTACGTTCCAATTCCGCAATTTTTGCTTCTAGCTGTTTCTTTTCATGTTCAGCTTTTTCCTGAGCATTCATTTTTGCCAGTTTTTCTGCTTCTGCTTGTTTTTCTTGTTGCTCTTTTTCCCAAGCTTCTTTTGTTTTTGATACTTCAGCAGCGATCATTTTTGCTACTTCACCACGAGAAAACGTTTTTTCATTACCTTTATCTTTGCCGCTATCTCCTGGCGGTGTTTGCTCTTGACCTCCGGCCGGTTGGTCCGTACCTCCAGTACCAGTATCTGGATTATCAGCAAAGAATTGTAAATGCATTGGCAATAATAGTTTTTTTGTTTTCATGATTATCCTCCACGGTTACGCCGCTACCCGATATATTTGATAAGTTACGCCTATCAATCGAAACAGCTTTCTCTTTAGTGCCTGTAAGCAGTAAGAAGGCAATATAAAAAGCCTAACGTTTGTTAGACTTTAATTGCCTTATTTTCCCATTTTTTGTATGCATCAAAATAAATCTCTTGCTTGTCGCCGTTTAATGTTAATTCATAATACATACCATCAAGTAAAGTAGTGCTTAATAGAGCTTTGTTATTCTGCAATGTTTTACAACTCCAAACTACAAAAACATCTTTTTTTGTAATTTCTTTTTGATCTGATTTATCCAAGTGTTTGTTTGCATAATTTGAAACAATTTCTTTACATTTATCAATAAATTCTTGTGAATCCATCATTTTACCCTCTTTTCTTAAATATTCTTCATAATCAGCATCTAAATAATCATAAGGATCGTCATTCATAGAATCACACCTTTCTGTCATAATTTTAAAGTGATTCTTCGACTTCTTTTCTTAATTCAGAAATTAATCTGTTTAGCTTTTCTGTCAATTTACCTTTCTTTTTTGTACCAAATTTTGTTTTGCTTTGTTCATACATTAATAACTTGATTTCGGTATTCATATACATAATTGTCGCTTTATATCCACAATTTGCACATTCAGCATAATGGTGTTCGACATCCTTCATGATATTTTCAGATTTTCTAATTAAAGGAGTGTGTTTATGACATTGATTGCATTTATATAGATTATCCATTTACAAACCTCTTTCTTTCAGCGACTTCTCATAATCCTCACTAACTTTAGGGACAGTAGAGCACTTACAATGAGGATGCATATAAGGAGCATTAATTCCTTTTTTCATCTTTAGTACTTTATAAGGACTACCCTTAGCTACTTTTTTACATATTTCACAAGCAAACGGTTCTGCAATGTAATCATATTCTTCGATATCTGCATCCAAGTAACTTTGCTTTTGAATATCTGTTTGAACACCAGATATTTCAGTCATCATTAGCCTATTTAGCTTGTATCTTATATTTAATTGGTTAGGCTTTAAAAATTTTGCCATCTCTTTTGCTACTGCTCTTGGATTTTTACCTTGAGTGATTGCCTGAGTGATTATTTTTTCTAAATCAGCTTTCATTTCAACAAGATTTTGCCAAATGTTATCACTAAACGAAGGGAATTCACTTGATTTGAATGATGCATTAACAATTTTTCTAACCTTAGACGAATAATTTTCTTTAACGGTTTCGCCTAGTATTCCCGCCTGTCTTAAATACTCATCTTTTGCTGCTTCAGATAACTGAGAATATCCCCACTTATCTAGCTCATCAAACAACGTGATTAGTTCTAAGCCAATTTGAGACTTTAATAGCTCTAATCTAGACACTCGCATTACTAAGTTATAGATTTTCAATTCTTTATTGGCCTGTGGACTAAAGTCTTTATTTTTTACATACTCCTTTGCTTTTCTCTCAAAGCGTTTTACGTCCATCTTATTAGCCATTTTTCTTGCTTCGCTAATCGTAATCTTTTGGCCATTGGAAAATCTATCCCAGTTAGCTTCAATTTCGGTTTGAATCGCATCAATAGCATTTTGAAGCTGTTGAACAATTTCTTTTTCTCTATTGCGATCTAGCTTCATCTGTTCTTTGATCCAAGATTCTTCACGATTTTTCAAGTAGGACATTCAATCATTCCTCCTCGGTTTCCTTTTCCGATTGTTTAGCTAAAAATTTTGCCTGATTCACTTTCGTTTTGGCTACTTCTTCATCAGTAATATCTAATGGTTTATTTTCATTTTTTACACGTTCTAATTCAGCTTGAACATCATCAACAAACGAAGCTAGACCTAAAATTGTTTCTTGGCTTAACTCAGCTCCAGAGTCAATCAATGTTTTTAATTCTTCTAGAATTGCTTTCGGAAGATTAGGAGTAAAGATAATTCGCAATCCTTTTAAATCGGAGTTATCAATCTCAGAAACACTTGATTTCAGATTAAATAAAAGACGATAGCGCCGCACAAGACTTTTTTTAAATAGTCTTTGCTTTACTGCCGTCATTTGATTGAAACCAAACATTTTATACTTCATTGCTTCTCCTGATTGAACACCAGAAAAATTTGTATCTGTTAAATCTGGAATCATAGATATTTCATGTATTCCTTTTCTCACTCGTTCTTTGTAGGCTTCAACGCCGTTTACATCGTATTGTTTATAGATGTAGCTAGCATTCACTGAGGTCTTGTTACCATTGATATCTGTGCCAGATTCAAGTAAAAGAATGTTCGCTTCTTTTTGCTTAATAGCATCTTCGGTTGATAGACCCGCTGCTTCAATGTCTCCGCTAATCACTAATAGCGCATCGTTTAAGTCCGTCATGTAATTAGCAGTGTCAGACTGTCCAGCATCATACAAATCGATTTGAGATAAAATATCTTCATACAATCCCATTCTAAAACGATTAGGAGAAAACTCAGTTATCTGAACTTCTTTGTAATCATGAGAATCCTCTTTTGGATCACTTAGTTTAATCGTAGCAAGAGTCGTTTCAGCGTAAGTAATGATTTTGTCTTTTGTGTAAATTATCGGTTGAATATACTGTTTGTCTGCATCTATAGTAAATTTAGTTTTAGGATAACGAACAGCAAGTATTGGTCTACGCTTGACCGTTGTATCATAAACAACAAACGTTTCAAAAACATTGCATAGATCAACATAGTCAACGTCATCTTCATCTCGATATATGATTTCATAAGCTCGGCCGTATTTATCCATATCTAACCACAATTCTCCATTCAATCCGTCAATGTCATTATCTTGATTGAAATTATCAATGGTCTCTTGACTAGCTTTATTATTAATTTGGACTTTTAATGGATTGCCTGTATTGTATCCAACATCAAACGTTGCAAGAACTTTTCCAAAATTATGAGCAGCTCTATGGTCTGCTTTTTCTTTTTCCTTACGGCGACGATTTTTGATGATGTTTGTATTCTTCGCTTTATAATAATCATCCAAAACCTGTAGACGTGGAACCTGGTGTTCATTATGGTGCGCAATCATTTTTGCTAAAACATCAGTATTATCCAACAATTCTTCTGCAGAACTATATCTATAGTGAATATTTGATTCTACGCCAAAGCTAACAAAATTTTCATTCACATCACTTGAATAGCTGATGTCCGATCCATGTTCAAATTCATTAACTTTTTGGATTTCTTCATTTTCCATACTTCACACTCCTTTTTTTAAAACATTCTTTTTATTTTGTTTCTTTGATTTTTACTAATTTTAGTTTTTTTCTTCGCCCACATGTCTTCGTTAAATCCGTAACGTGTGGCATCAATAGTATGATTGTCTTTATCTTCTAGTCTCGGTTTAGGATTACCATCTCTATCAGTCTGATAATCAATGTTTTCAAATTCCTTAGCTATATTTGGAGTCCTCAATGGATCGATACAAATAAAATCTAAGTCATCTAGCCATTGTTCACCATATTCAACCGAATCTGGGCCTTTTTTAACACCTTTTATATGATTGATACCATGCTCATTTACTAACTCTGCATTACTTTTTGGCTCAGCAGAATCAGAAAAAATTTCATCATTTTGATAGCCCTTTTCATGTAGTTTTTTAGCTAATTCCCGATTGCTAATTTTAACACCGTATATCTCATCAATAGCATAGATTCCATTTTTCTTTTTATCATAATGCCATCTAACAAATGCTAATGGATCAGTAGCATAACCGAAGTCAAGACCGTTTCTGATATTATCAAAGTTAGCTACCATTTCATCAGTTATACAGCCTTTTATTACTCGTAAATTATCAAACGGAACAACTCCTGAACCAATAGCTTTGCCGTCATACTCCCATTCAGCACGTTTCGGATTCTTAGCTCTCGTGGCATTAACTTCTTCAATAAATGCTTGAGCTATGAATGGATTATCCTTATATGTTGAATGATGAACGAAAGTATTCTCAGGTTGGAAGCTAGATTCATATTTCTTATTAACCCATGATTGTCGTCGCTTAGGAGGATTGTACGAATAAAAGAATTTATAAAAAAGACCATCTGCTAATTCACCACGTAAAAGTGAATTGGTAATGGTTTTTACATCATCTTCTGTTTTAAACTCGGCTAATTCCTCAATCCAAGCTATAGCAAATGGAAATCTTGAATCCTTTAAGGACTTAATCCTTTCTGGGTTCTGTGCGCCACGAAAAACAATATAATTACCCCTAGGCTTATAAGTGATTTTCATTGGACTTTTATTTACTTTAAAATACTTAGACACACCTTGTTCTTCAATAGCCCACTTAATCTGTTCAAAAATAGATAATTCAATCGTATTATCAACAAATCTAATGGCCACAGCATTTACAGGATATCTCATAATCAATTGAACGATTATATGTGCTATGCCAGATGATTTACCTGACCCACGGCCACCTTTTTCAACAACATGTAATATATTTGAGTTTAATGCTACCCTCCAAGTAGTATGAAATGCTTTAGGAAGAAATTCAGATAATTTTTTACTCATATTCATCACCTGATATATCATCGATGAAAACTGGCATATCCATGTCTCCATTTGTAGCATCTAAACTAGCTTTAACTTTTTCAGTTTGAACCTTCAATAGTTGTAATTTGGCATCATTTGCTAGCAAAGCATTTTGTTGCTTAATAGCCTTTGTTAACTGATTGCTAATTCTTGTCAATGCTTCCTCAATAGCCAAAATGTCATCTAGTTTTCTAAATGTTTTACGAGTTACTTGCACATCTTTTAAAACTTCTCTCTTGACAGTGACCATTTTTCCATCAATCACCGATGGCTCTTTGACTTTCCGAAGCTGCTGCAAACGTTCAACTTCTTCATCGTTTAAGCCAACCTCTGCATCTTTGATACGTTTAAGCATTCTATATTGACGAATTTTTAGGATTCTTATTTCTTCCTCCAAAATAAAAAAAGGATCATCATTCATTGTAGAATAGATGTCCTTTTCTTCGTCAGATAACATATCGGCAAATATTGTTTCGTATTCGCCTGTTTTTACCGCATTCTTATTTCTTTTTGGCGGTGAGGCAGTTTTATTTCCTTTGTTACCTACGGCATTTTGATTGCCTTGTGGTGCACCCCTGTTTGTAGGTTGCACCTCTTTGGTTGCACCCCCTCTTTCCCATTTATCACGTTTTCTCCATGACTTCAATGTGTTGAGAGGTACAGAAAGCTTCTCAGAAATATCCTTGTATTTCCAACCTTCTTCATAATATTTTTTTGCTTGTTCCTTTTTATCCATCTGACATATAACACCACCTCACAATACTTGTTAAATTGAGTTTTGTTTTACGAAAGAACTTTGACAGAAATATCAACCATTCCTAGTACTTCTAATATAAACTCAATATCTCTGACTATCTGTCTTGGAGAATACATAGGATTTGCAATTATGACTTCCATCTCTTCTCTTCCATTTTCATAAAAATTTACTGTTGTTGTCGATACGATTTTTACAGTGTTTCCATATTCTTCAAATAAATAGTCTTCAAATTTAGAAACAACATCAATATTTTCTTCATTTTTGTAATATATTTTTGCACGAACACTTTCAGTATTTATGGTATTCATTTTTTTATTTTTTATTATGTTATTATCTACCTTGTGAGATACATCGTACATGTTTAATCGTTCATTCATTTCAAGAAGTAGTCCCAGCATCCTTGAATCATTGTCTGTTTTGCCTTTCAAATCATCTGCAAGAGCCTTTCTACCAATTACTCTCGTAACTGGATTATCAGCCATAGAGTCTCCACTAATTTTAGGAATCTTTTTATCCAACTCTTCTATTAAGGCTCCAGTTCCTTCGATAGTATCCTCGAAAAATATTGTTCTATCATTTATTAAATCAAATGGAAGTTCTGTTCCACTCTCACAAATCATTATAGTAGGTTTCCCAAAAGAATGTGCTACTGCCGTTTCATACATTACATTAGCATTCCACCCAGATAAGTTAGATATAACTAAATCAGCTCCAATTATACTTGTGAATACTTGATCTCCAATCGAACCCATAGAATGTATTTCATGGGCTATTATTAACTCGTAATCATATTTTTTCAACACTTTATTTAATACATTTTCTACTATAGCTTTTAGCTTCTTAAATTCATTAGAATTCTTTTCTCCAATTGGCGTTATAAAAAAACATTTTTTTAAATTCTTTCCTTTGATTTCACCATTACCGGAATTAGCTTTCTTTTCATTCTTTTCTTTTGCCATATTAATCTCCTTTAATACATTTTTATTAAAGTATACGACAAAACCTATAGCTCTTTCAAATGACTTTCAATTTCAATTAAGTCTTTTAGGTCCTTAACTGTATTCAATTTGATATGACCTGCTTTAAAGTTGCTTATCCATTGAGCCTTTGCTGCCCTGATAATCTTGTTGTTTTCTTCTGCAATCTTTTGCTTTTCTAAAGCTTGTTGAACTTCATAATCAAATGTTTCCATTGTAGAATACCTCGCACTATTATATAATGCTAAAAGACACGGAGGGTGTCGAAAATCCACGCGTGGGAATTCTCTGTGTCTTCGGGGTATTCGTATCTCGTTGAATTGAGGCAAGTGTTAGCGCACTTGTCTCTTTTTATTTAGCTTTTGGATAAGGTTTTGATAATTTAATGATTTTTTTACGTATCTTTTTATTTAGTGGCATTAAATACTTATGTTTACCTTTTGATTCATAAATGGAAGCTTTTGGATCCACATGTTTATGCAAAAATTCTAACCTTTGAGATCCTGTCCCATACTTAGCATGGATAGACTTAGGATGTGTCTTTTTTCCATTAACAATGAAATAGCGTTCCCCATCTGTCTTTCCAGTATATATCCAGTTTGTTGCTTGATAGATACCTCCATGATGGTTTTGGTCCGTATCTGCATAGCTTACTATTAATTGCATGCTTGGATTAAATTCTTTTAGGAACTTAATTGCTTTGGCCAAAATTTCTGATACAAACGATTTGTGATTGGTTAAAGCAACCCTAGTTAGTTCACAGCATTCTGTTTGTTTCAATCCATATGGGCTTCCTATGCTTTTATTTGCACCTCTACTAAAAATTACTACTCCTATAAATTGGCCATCTTCCCATGCTCCTATTTTAATGAGCTTTCCAACAGGCACACTTTTGCTGTAATGAAAGTGCGTGCAAGCATACTTTGTAGCTTCATGAGTGGCCCAATCAACTTTCAACATCTCTTAAATCGAACTCCTCTCCACAACAAGGGCATTTAACAAATTTCGGTTCAAGTTTCGTCAAATCTCCTTGGTCATTAATACTACCTGGTTCAAAATTTGGAATGTCAGCATCTTCAATTAAATTTTCTAATTCTTCGTTGTTAAACCCTGTTAACTCCAAATTATCTGCAGTTAGTTCATTAAGCAATTCTGTTAGTTTATCTTCATCCCAATTTCCAGAAATCTTATTTAAAGCTATGTTTAGAGCTTTCTCTTTATCCAATGGTAAATCAACCACAGAAACCTCTATCTCATCAAATAGGCCCAATTCTTTTGCAACAGTAACGCGTTGATGTCCACCAACCAAGTTTCCTGTATTTTTATTAAAAATGGGAGGATCAACAAAGCCAAATTCTAAAATTGATTGTTTAAGTTTTTCATATTCTGCCATACCTGGATTCAATTTTACTCTTGGATTATATTCCGCCGGCCTTAAATCTGATAATTTCATTTTTTCAATATGCATTTTTTTACTCCTTCTTATGTATAAAAAAAAGACCTCAACCGAGATCTTTTATATATTGTTTTATTTTTTGGTCAATTTCTTCAGTTTTGTCCGTTACTTTTATTGCAGTCCTCACTACATTATCACATCTAGGGCATTCAGCTTTAGCATACTCTGAATAATTTATTCTTGATAATGCTGTACGTATTAATTTAGAATCACTATCCATACAGTTAGTACAATATGGTCCATCTCCATGGTAAAAATAGACATTTCCACTCCAAATTAAATCAGATTTTATTATATCTGCTTGTTTTAAATCATTTATTTGATTCCGTAATTCTCTATTTTCTTCTTGAAGTTCATATACTTTTCCTTGAATATCTAAAAGAATACTTTTTAATTGTAAATCATTCGCTCCGCTTGCAAGATTTTTTGCATCAATAAACATTTCCTTAATATCTGAATATCCCATTCCTATCCCTCCATAAGAATATCATATCAGTCTTATAACATAAAATAAAGACTGCACTTTCACTGTGCAGTCTCAGATAGGAGGGAAAATCTTAATCGTCGTTCGTTCGTAAAGGTAGTTACATTTGACTTATTGACGATTTTTTTATTTAAGTAGCTATGCTACCTACTGGGGCAATAGGACTCGAACCTATTCCGACGGTTTTGGAGACCGCTGCTCTACCGATTAAGCTATGCCCCATTAACACTCACAAATCTGTAGAAAAAAGAGAGAGGAATTACACCCCATTTCTTTAAATTGAGAACGTATGATTTGTGAGTGATCATTGCAAATTACATAGCGCTATCTTGACATGTGCTTGCAACATACGTCTACGTGTAAGCTTAATGCCAAGTTTATTGCAATATTTTGCTACCTATGACTAAACGAGACAGAAAGAACTGGACTTTCCACATCCTTATTCTTTATTTTTATAGGTAGCTATCAAAGATAAGGAGAAACGGAGCTAATAGATAATGCATGCCTTACCTCGTTTCTCCTTATCTTTCGACACTATCATAATAACAACTAAATATTGATAAAAACCGCCAACTTTCCGCCAAAAAACCGCCAAAAATTATTTATATGCAATTATTTTTCCATTGCGGTAAGCTTCTGCGAATTCAATCAAAGCTTCTGATTTCATGCGTTGAATACTTCTCTCGGAATAGCCAACTTCTCTAGCAATCTTGTAATTAGAGTAATGGTCCTGCACGCAAAAACTGTAGTGAAGAATTTGACGACTTATAATGCTTAGTGACATCAAAGCCGTTAGGATTGCATCACGCTCTACTTCGACATCAATCATCTGGATCAACGCATCTTCTGCTTTGTTGCCATGCTTTATACCTTTGGGCATGTCTGTAATTATTGGCGACCGAACATCTACTAAGGAACGACCAGCTATTCGGTCCAAACGTCTAAAATTTTTCAACACGGCTCTCGCATTGGCTCTAGTCTGACTGAAATCAACTTCTTTTAACAATTGAATCAAGTTAAATCGCTCCTTTTATGTTATAATATCAATGTGGTTGGTCGGAGCGATTCCGACTTTTTTTATTTTTTAGAATTTTGAGTGCCGTTTGCAATTGCCTTTTCTTGCAAGCGACGCTTTTTCTTTTTAATTTTTGATTTTTTCTTACCCATCTCACACCTCCATCGTTATTGGTCTACCGTATTTTAAAATTTTCCATTCGCCATTATAGTGTTTGTTATAAAAATCTGCATTACGTTTAGCATCTGATAATGTGTAAAAGGTTCTTCTCAGGTATTCAACATAAACGCCATCGACTTGACGGCCTAAGATATAAACTTCTGGATAACTCATACGCTGGAACCTCCTAAATATAGCCCTAATCCCAAAATAAACGAGCATGAAAGGAAATAAACGAGGTCACTGCTTGTTATGTCATTGCCATACACGAAATAGCTCACGGCTGCTTTTGCTACAAGTATCATTATTGCAATACCGCTCCCTTTTCTAAATCCTTTTTTAAATCCGATTCTGAAATTAGGTGTCATTTATTCATCCTCCTTTATAAACAATTCCCCTAACTCTCTAGAGGCTTCTTTAGCTTTTTTAATCACAGCGTTGGCGCTAGAATACATCTCTAAATTGCTGTTAGTAACTTTAAATAACCGCAAGCCTAGATGGTGAATCAAACTTATAAGCTCATCTAAGTTTTCACTGCGCTCTTCATCTACTCTTGAATCCGCTATAGGATTAACTGGTCCTACTAATTGATCAACTATTTCATTCAGTGTGTATTTTTTATCTTCCATTATTCTTCCTCCACCTTCACAGCAAACGGCCAGTAACGCTCATCACTTCTGTAAAATTGATTTCCAAACTTTACTACATAAATCTTCATTCTGTATCCTCCCATTTAATATCTAGTATCGAAATTCCAAACTTTCAAATAGCCTCACTCGCATCGGCAACACACTGACTTAAAACTTTATATACTTCTCTGCTGAAACTCCATATCCTCTTTCAAACTTTGCCTTCAGTACATTCAGTTCCTGTTTTCTTAGTTTTGTTATTCTGCGGTGCCTGTTGTTCATTGTCAATCAACTCCCTAATCTGAAAGTGTCGTCTATACTTGATCGAAATTTTTTTAAGTGGTTCTCTACCACAGAATCAGTCACGTTAAAACGATCATTTAATACAGGAGCTGCCATATCTTTCAAATAACTTTGTCTGATGACTAATTCAGTACCATCAGGAAGTTCTATGTTAACTTCCCGACCATTGATAATTGCTTGAATGCCCGCTTCACTTAGTGGTATTTCGTATTTCATTCCGTTTCCTCCTCATCCAAATCTATATACTCACCCTTACTCAAAAGACTAAAAGCCATATCACCATCATCATTTTCCGTTTCTCCTAAGTAGTCCTCATAAAGGAAAGCGCAATAGCCAGTTGGGTATAACGTTACACAGTCTTTATGATAATAATCATTGTCTACTTGAATAACATCGTCATCCCATTTGAAATAGTCAGAACATGATTTGCATTTTTCAAGACTCATTCCGTTTCCTCCTGTTCATCGAAAATAAACGAATATTTTTCTGAGCTTACGATATGGTAAAAACCATCGCATGTTTCCACTTTATATAATTCGTTCTCGCCAAATTCTCCATATTGTTTTAACCGTTCAATATTTTTGGCATATACAGGTACCTTTGACGGGAATCTCGAAATATAGTCGCTTAGTATATATGCAAATTCACCTGTCGAATCATTTATTACAGCCACACATTTGAACATCACTCTTCCTCCTGTTCAAGGGCCCACTGGCTAAATGCTTGTAAAACTTGTAATTGCCCAGTTTTTGACATATATCTGTAACTTCTATAGACAGGTCTATCACGATAGTATGGTTTTATAGAATTAACTCTCAGTCTCCAAAACAATTCTATAGGTTCAATATTTGTGACTGTATATTTTTCTTTCAACCAATCCAGAACAATCTGCTGATTTTCGTTTAGATATGGTCTTTTAAAACCTTTTACGATGTATAAAACATCTTCTGCTGACATATTTCCTTCTTCAACACGATCCATCTCAAGTTGACGTTCAATTTCTTTTATTAGTTCATGCATTTAATTTCCCTCCAATAGTTCTGGGTTCTCGTGGATATTTCCGATAATTTCTACATCACCATCAAATTGAATCAAAGGATAATACATATTGTTAGCTAAAAGCTGAAAAGCTCCTTCATAAAATACAACTACTCCTATTTGCGGATTATGATGCTTATCGAATAATATATCTCCTTCAAAAATCATTTTTCTTTTTTCATCTTTCAACCCTGTTGATTGCATGAGGACTAAATTTCGTACATGATATGATTTCAATTCGGAAGGTGTCTTCCAATATTCGATACTGTTGACCTTACCACCTTTAGTAAAATGTAAGACAGCTACATCTCTCATTGTGTTTTCTCGCTTATCCCACGCTCTAAACTTCGGAATCATCTTCTTCACTCGCTTTCCGCTTAAAAATATAAATTTATATGTTCAAAGACATCTCTTTTTTTACTAGTCGTGTAGTTGTCAAAACGAACGAACAGCTCTTTCTTTACATTATTTGTTAAAAACCTGACAGAATATCCATACTTAATTCTGATTATTTCAATGGCATCTCTGCATATTTTTCTCAGCTCATTTTTCGATAGTTTAACTCTAAAACCTAGCACTATGTCAGTAACACCATTCACGGTCTCTGTCTTAGCGGACCAATCGTCATTACAATAATGCCCATAAAATTGCCAAAGTTTATCATTATCTAACTCAAGCAAATTTATTTGCTCATTCATCTTATTCACCCGCTTTCATAAATACTAACCAATGTGTTTTTGCTCTTTTATTGCCGTACAATGGCTCACAATCAATTGTGCTTAATATTTCAGATAACTTGATTTGTTCCTCGTTCCATTTAAAAACTAACGTCCCATTGGGCTTCAAAACCCTCATACACTCATGAAAACCTTTTTGTATATCTTCTTTCCAAGTTTTCTCGTTTAGCTTGCCATATTTTTTAGCCAACCAGCTGTTATTACCACACCTCAATAAATGCGGAGGATCAAATACAACATGATAAAACGAGTTATCTTCAAAAGGCATCTTTCTAAAATCTGCAACTAGATTAGGATTAACATCGATAACATGCCCACTGTCTAATTTTTCGTAATGTTCTCTGTTGTCCATAAACAAAACTTGTTCGTTTTGCTTATCAAACCAAAACATTCTGCTACCACAGCAAGCATCAAGTATTCTTTTCATAATTTCAAAGGAGAAAAAGCTTTTTAATGCGGCCGCAAATCTCCGCTCCTTTCTGATTATTTAACTAATACATAAAATCCATTTTTCTTTGCAACGTCTCCTCGAATTCCCAAATGGCCTTCCAACTCTTCAAAGGTCCTTTTTGTAATTTTAGAAAGTTGCGTGTCATACCCCAAATTTCTAAGTGTCACGTATTCATCTGGTGTTAATTGGTCTAAATCTATTGCCACAATTGGCGGAAACCGTTCAGCAGACGGTTTAAATGTCACACTAGTTAATTTCATATTTTTTTACCTCACAATTTTACCGCTTTATTTTTCGATTTAAGGCGTTTTAAATCATTTATGATTAATTACCCTAAACTAATTATTGAATTTAACTGTCGTTAAATTACGCCGTAAAAACAACAAATTATTTCTTATTCATCCACGACTGATTACTTTTTGTTTTCTTCTTAGTTTTTTCTTGAAATGATTCTTCTTTCGCTTTTTCACGTAATTGTTTTGGCTTTTCTGGTGGAATTACAACGTTTACGACCTTTCCACCTGCCACTTCTGCAGCAAGATTCGCTAATTCATCGTCTGTAAAATGCATCGCCTGCTTAATTTGATTAGTGATATTACCCTCTTTATCAAGATACCCACTACATTTCACTACTTTTACTTTTTCCACGTAATCACCTACTCTTTTTTTAATGTACTGCTTCATTTTTCGTATACCCTTACCTCTATCTTGTCCTTTGCGAACAACCCAAGTGCCTGAGATAGCGAAATAATCAATAACCCCTAACGGTGAGTGAATCGCAAACTGGTGACTTGCTTCATAAAATTCGAAAGGATAACCAAGTTCAAAAATATTCTTCATTGCCTCTGTACTCATAAATAAGACATGAGCTTTTCTTTTGTTTTTTAATTCTTGTGTTGGGTACTTTGTCATTCACTATTTCCCCTCCATGTACTCTTTTATTTGTCTATCAAGTTCCAATTGTTCTTCTGGCGATAGCTTTTCTTCTTGCTGTTTATTTGGTTCTTTTGCCCATTCTGGTAAATTTTCAGTCCTAACATTTTGACGTTGGTAAGTCGTTCGTTGTTGGCCACGTTCTTTTTCATTCTTGATTTCAAATTTTAGTTTTTCAAACTGCGTTCTTAGCTTAGAAGCACTTCTAATGTTTCCAAACCAAAATGAATTTGTCGGTAACCAATCAAGAACATAGTCAATTGCTGCAATAGTTTGTTGATCTCGTTCTTCGATTAATCTGAAAACATCTGCCCATTTTTCAATCTTCACTTTTTTCATTTCACTTGGAAAATCATTGATTAAATTATTTTTTAACTTTTCAGCAAGACGTAAATGTTCGTCAGAATATTTACAAGATGTTTTTGACCTATTCTTTTTATCTATATCTATTTCTTTATCTATATCTTTATCTGTACCGTTACAATCCGTTACTGTAACGTTACATGTAACGTTACCACTATTTTTATCCTCTAAAGCCTGTTGTTTCTTGCGTTCTCGATGTTTTCTAACTCGTTCTGCATTTTTCAAACGTACTTTTTCCATGCCTTCAATGTTTTGGTGCTTATCCCAATTTTCAATAGCAATTAATCCATCTTCGTTTAAATCAATCATATTGAATTGCTGTAAAGTCATCAAAGCCAAACGAACAACATTGACAGGCTTAGAAAACAACGTCGCCAACATTTCTTCGGTATAAGGCATGTTCCTCTGAATATAGATCAATCCCTCATCATTGGTTTTGCCAGCCAATACTAGTAATCGAATCCAAATCACTAGTATTGCATCGGCTTCTGGCATAGATTGGATAAGTTTTATCTTTTCATCATCGAACATGGTCGTTTTTAGTTTTATCCAACTGATTTCTGCCATTGTTTAACCCCCTATGTTTAACTTTTTGATGGTATCTTGATTTAATTTAATTCCTTTAACATGATATTTAGCTTTAAATGCTTTTATTCCTATATCGTGTTTTTCTTTATGATGGCAATGACATAAAGATGCAAATGTATATTCTGTATGGTCAACTTTCCTTCTGCTTCTTCGTCCTAACGCTTTATCATAATGATCAATCTCTGCGCTAGTTTTTCCACAAATGCAGCAAACACGCTTAGTAATACATTTATAAAAATAATATTCTTGATTAGCAGGCAAAATATCATACCCATTGCGAAAGGGAATATTATTTTCAAAAATGAAATTCAAGATAATGTTTGCTAATATCGTTGCATCATCCATTGTATTTTCCGAATCGTTTTTAAGGCTTATTTTGTAGCCTTGTAGCGCTTCAAAGCGAAGATAGAACATTTCCTTTAGTACATCTATTTCTTGCCCTGTAGCCACATAAATATCTTCTAACATAGCGAAAATAAACTTACGTTGAGCTATACTAAATTTTCTAGGATCAATAAATCTTATTTCTATTTCACGTGGTCCTGTATAACCGTAGTACATCGTTTTCAAACGTTCTAAATTTATCGCTTCGTTTATTACGGCAGTGATAGAGTTGTCTTTTAAACTCTTAATCACTGCAGAATAAACATTATTTAAATTCATTCGATTGCTTCCACTTCTATTTGGTTGGCCTTCATGAAATTATTTAATGCAACTAATTTTTCATGTGTAGCCGTTACTTGGATTCTGGCTGTTTCTAATCCGGAGCTTTCTTTCTCTTCTTCACAAACGTTTGAAACAATTTCTCCAGTTTCAATATCAATAGTATTTTCTCCTACTTGCTCTAGCCCTCGGGTTTCAGCTACTTTTTCAGTGGCCAACTTTTCAGCTGAAGCTTTATCAATTTCTTTAATAAGTTCTGCCGAAGTTTTCCCTTGCTCAATCAGGTTTAGCCATGAATAAGGTTCTAAGCCTTTTGCTTTGGTATAGCCTTCGATAATAAGTTTGTCATTTTTAATTCGATCTTTTTCCTTGTTTATTTCTGATGCAACAGTTTCAATTTCTTCAATAACTTTTTTCTTTAACTCGCCTTTTTGTGTGAATGACCCTTTATTAGTCCAACTTGATTCAATTTTAATAACATCAGGATGGATATTTTTTGCTGCTGAAATTTCATTGATTTTTGCTTGAACTTTTTCTTTTCTAGCTTCACGGTCATTCTCTTCATAAGATTTAATATTTTTATCAATGATATTTTTTGCCTCTTCTATTTTTTCCTTGAAGGCGTTAATAGTGGTTTCAAAGGTATCTAAAGGTTTATTAAACTCTTTTTTCACTTCGATTCTTTTTTTGTCTAATAATCCAGATACTTTGTTTAAATCCGCTCTTGCTTGTTTAGCATCCGGTAAATTATTTTCATTAAAAATTAGTTTCGAATAATGATTTACTGTTTCATCAACCATCGCACTTAATTGTTTTTCATTATTGATAATAATTTTGCTGGGGCTTACCTCCACAGTTACTTGTAGGTCTGCCATTAATTCATTTGACATATTGAACCTCCATTAATTAAAGACATTGCTTTGTCTTGGCTGTTGTCGTTTACGTTGCATTTCTTTTGCTTGCTGTTCTTGTATAGCATTCATTTTCCAGTTATTAAGCGTTTGAAGTGCTTCATTAAAATATTCTTTAGGGAATACTTCAATAGACGCTACATTAGCCATTTTGGCTAAAGCTTGGGTGTATGCTGACGGCTCATTGCCTGATATTCCTGCAATCATCACAGCTTCGTTTTTAAGTAATGCAAGTTGTTTACCATCAACCATTTCCACATTCATATCTTGTTCATTTTTCGGAACGTCTGGGTCATCTCTTCCGTCATCAATCATCAATAAATCACACAAAGCATATTTTTTAGCATAAGAACTAGCAGAACCAGTTACTTGTGAAGCATCCATTTTGGGCTTATCTTCTGGTTCTCTAGCGTAAGCAACTGCCTTAACTTCATTTTCTCCATCCGTAACTTTCACTATTGCTTCTACATAAAAACGATTTTCCATTCGAATAATATTTTTAGTAGTATGAATATACAGACCATATTCAATACATAGTGGTTTGACTTCACGTAATATACTTTCAGCATTTCTATAATTGAAATTATTAAAATCATTTACTAAATCTTTTTTTACATTTAATCGTTCAATTACTTTTAAAAATTTTTGATAAAACGTTAATTCTGTTTCTTCTGACATTTAACTAGCTCCTTTCAACAATGAAATGACTTGCTCTAGCCCTTCAATTAATTCAACTTGCTTAAAATAAGCACTTTCGTCTAAACTCTCGAATACTGTTCTAACTTCTTCATCTTCGCTATCTTGGTAAACAGCAACGTGATTATTAGTAGTATCTCTTTCAAAAATCAGCGATCCATAGGGCGAATGATTATCTATCAAGTGTATTCTTCCTAAGTCATCAGTCTTGATTTTCATTGGCCATTTCCTCACTAGCTAATTCTTTTGCCACCTTCATTGACTTTGCTAAACTTTCAAAAAAACCTTCTGGACTACTGAAATCCATCTTCACTTCGTCTAAACGTTTTTTCAGTTTTTCATCAAATTTTCGATATTTTTCTGGATTACAATTTGGGCAATCACACTTTGAATTAGCTTGCACAATTGGTTTAATATGATTTTCAATAAGCTCTATGGCTCCTTTAGCAGAATGCCCCATTCCCTTCGGAGTTCCTCCAGCTGTTGTTTTTACATTTACATTTACTGAATTATCAACATCCTCATTACTTACTGCGCTAATCAAAATACTGTAACCTTTAGCGGTCATTTCTTTTGTAAAATTTTCAATCATTTGTTGCATTTCATTATTTTGGTTTTCCATGGTATAATTCCCCTATCGATTTATATTATTGTGACTTTTTGCTTGCCGGCGGAAGTCACTTTTTTGTTTCTCGGATAAATAAAGCTTCTGGATATAGTCCTTTATCAAATGCTGTATATGGATATTTTTCTTTCAGCCTTTGAAATACCTGGGCTTTCGTATCCTCAACTACATAAATATTCAAACTATCTTTACCTACTGCTTCAAACAGCTAAATCCCTCTCCTCTCTTTTTGTTGCATAATGTATATTTGATTTCTTTGTTGCTGGTACCATAAATCAGCAAATTTTTTGGTTTGCTCTAGTTTTTGTTTACGCGTCATACCTTTTCCTTCCTTTCTTTTGGTATAATTTATTTATCAGCAAGTAGTCTGCTGAAATAACTGAAAAGGTGGTGAATTTTATGAAAAAATGTTTCTTTGTGACCCCTATCGGCTCCTCTGATTCTGAAGAACGTAGAGACTCTGATTTTGTTATGAAAAACTTTTTAAACCCAGTTGCTAAAAAAATGGGATTTGATGTTTTACGTGCCGATCTGCTTAATGACACAGGGAAAATTGATGATACTATTGTGCAGCAATTGGAGACTTCAGAACTTGTAGTTATTGATTTAACCAAATTAAATCCTAACGTTATGTTTGAGTTTGGTATCCGATATGGTTTAGGGAAACCTTTTGTTGTAATTGCACAAAACTTAGAAAATCTTCCTTTAGATGTACGTAATATTCGTGTCTTAGAATATACAGTCACCGCTCCTGACATCGAATCCATCAATGAAAAGTTAGAAGCAATGATAACTGTTAGTCTTGAACAAAATTCAAAAGACAATTCAGGGTATACTAAAGGTCGTGAACTAGGGGAAGAATTAGCTATGTCAGCAATTCAATCCGGTGATTTTACTCAAATAACGAATTTCTTATCACTTGCTGATAAGTTAGGAATATCTTATAAAGATGACGAGTGAGTAGATACAATTTCATAAATTCTCTTAAAAAAATTTATAACTATATCTTTTTCGTTTTGCTCTAAACTACTTGCAATAGTTTAGAGCAATTCGTTTGTTTTCTTCTGTTCTTTTAGTAACTCTTTCAATAAATTTCCCACTATATATCAACCTCTTTCTCGTATTTCGCATCGTCATAATACATCCATAAAACAGCTGCAATCGGGCCGCACATCAGAAGCAAAACATTTAAAGTAAAACTATCTCTCATAACGATTCCTAAGATAAAAACAAAAAACATAGTAGTCATTAAACGTGATTTGTAAATTTTTCTCATATTACTTACCTCCTGTAACGTCTATTTATTTCGCTTATACTTGTTTTTTTCTCGCCAAACCAAAAATTCATCAAATTTCTGAATGTGAATAATTGGCATGCATGATGTAACGAGTCTATATCCATCTTTAAATTCTTTATGTTCCTTAAACTCTCTCAGAAGTTTTTGAAATGTTGGTTTGTGATGCTGATAGCCAAAATAAACAATTGCTTCATCTTTTGCCATCCAAGCTTGCTGTAAATCGATAGTCTTTGCTAGTGTGATTTGCATGTAGACATCTCCTTTCTATGCTGTCTTGTCATGTAAGAACTTGTTAACAAAATATATTTGCCCTTTACCAGTAATTTTCGGCGTTCGACTAATTCGAATACTTCCATCTGGATTGTTATGGGTTCGTTCCTTGATTTCCGCAATTCCCAAATCAAGTGACCGCTGGCTTGGCATATTGTAGCTTTCACCTTTTCGAGCAATTAGATACCCATTGTCTCGCAGCCATTGGAATAAACGATTCTGCCCAATGTCGATGCCGTTTTGCTTGATTAGCTTAGCTAGGTCACCGATTAAAATGGAAGTCTTACTTGCATCAACGGCATCTGCAAATAATGCTTTAGGTTTTAATGATTCATTTTCTAGTTGTAATACTTCTATTTTTTTCTGTTGAAATTCAAGAGCTCGTTTAGTCACCATTTCTGGGCTATTCCAAAACTTTTCTAGTTGAATAAAATATCTACGAGCTTGCTTTCCTCTTTCGGTACGTTGTAGCATTGAAATTTCCTTAGCCATGTCTAGTTTCACATAATGATTTACTTGTGGGCGACCACCAAAAGGTTTATCGGATTTTTCCGAGAAACTGATAAAATCAACGTTTTCATCAAACCCGTATTTAATCATTCGTTTAAACCAATCAGTATAATTATCTTTAACTCCCAGAAATTCATATAACTCTCTACCGTTAACTAACTGTTCATCATTTTCATTTGTTGTAACTTTAATTAGTTCGTTCATATGATTTCATCCCTTCTATTCTGGTTATCTTTCGTTCCATTAATGGAACACTTTTCCTTTTTCATTTGTATACTTCCAAAACTACCTTTGTTCACAAACGTGAACTTTCTCTTTAAAAAAATATAAATGAATAAAATTTGTTTCCAAGTCTAGCAATTTGCAAGCTTTCGTAATTTCAGTGTCTTTCCAAGAGACTTTCCCGTTCATTTTCAATGATATTGTTCTCTCCGACAATCCCATTGCGATAGCAAAATTATATTGAGTTCCAAACTTTTCAACAATTCTTCCTGCTAATTTTGAGTAATCATAGCACATTTACAAACACCTCCTCCAAGTTCATGAACATGAACTTTATAACCATATAATACATTGTTCATTTCTTAATGTCAACGAAAAAGTTCATGATTCATGAATTTTTTCGTTGAAGATATATTCAATATCTTGTATACTTAAATCTATAAGGAGGTGTACCAATGGATAGAGTTAAAACATCTGCTCGTCTAAAGCAACTTATGAGTGAGCGCAATTTAAAACAAGTTGATATTCTGCGTTTGTCAGAACCATATCAAAAAGAATTAAATATAAAAATGAGTAAAAGTACTTTGTCACAATATGTAACTGGAAAGCAATCACCTGACCAAAATAGAATTTATCTTCTGTCAAAAACTTTAGATGTTAACGAAGCATGGCTAATGGGGTTTGATGTCTCTAAAAAAAGAATCCCTGACGAACAAAGATCTAGTGAAAAAAATGACTTCGACATAGTACCTATATTCAACCAGTTAGAACCCAAGCTCCAACAGCTTATATATAACGAAGCTAAGTCTCATTTAGAAAAACAAAACAAAGCTTCTAATAATGTGGTTAACATTAACAAGAAAAAATATGATACTTTAGCTGCGCATTCACCAGACCCTGATAAAGTATTTACTGATGAAGAGAAACTTAAAATTAATCAATTTCTAGATAAAGTGGATGCTGATTATGATAGGAAGCAAAAAGAATGTAAACATCTTTTTGATGATGATTCAGATGATAAAGAATAATTTTCAGGAGTATTTTATGAACGAATATGAACTGTTGGTGTCAGAGGTACAGAAAAAAGCACCAGTTATTGAAACAGATTTGTTTCAAAATACTGGATGCTATGGTTTGTACCGTGATGGTAGAATTTATATTGAAAAATCGTTGAGTCTAATAAAAAAAAGAAATGTGCTAGCTGAGGAACTTGGACACCACGATACATCGTTTGGTGACATATTAAACCAAGACTGTTTAGAAAATCGTAAACAAGAACTAAAAGCTAGACAATATGCTTTAGAACAATTAGTCACTTTGGATGATCTAATTAAGTGTTCAGAATCAGGATTCAGTAATCATTACACGTGTGCTGAATTTTTAGGGGTAGACGTTGAAACGCTAAAAAATGTACTCGCCTATTATCGACAAAAATTTGGTGATACCCATTTTTATAAAGGTAGAATTTTTGAGTTTAATGATTTATCAGTCATGATTTTAAATACAAATTTACAATAAAAAAGCCCCGTGCTACAACGCGGAACTCTTTCCTCATTTATGAGAATTATTCAATAAATACATTATATCAGAAATGGGGAGCTTTAAAAATGAAAAAAATATTTACATCTATGGCTTTTTCATTATTTGTCGTAGTAATATTTGTTGGTTGTTCTAAAAATGTGAATCCTGATTCTTCGAAATCTTCTACACAAGAATCTTCAAAGACCTATAAAATTTTAGTTGATCAAGATTCCACTGAACAAAAGGAAAAATTAGAAAAGATATCTGAGTATTATAAAACCGCAGATCCAAAAAGCTATAATTCTAACGTTAGAGTTAATTCGATGTTAAGAGATGAAAAGGCACATAAAGGCGAGAAGGTTTATTCATTAGCTAAAATAATTCAAATTATAGATGAACCAAGTGATGAATATATTTATTACATGGGCTATGTTACTTATGCAAAAAACGATAGAGAGTATGTTATGTTAGCGGTATTAAAAGATAATGTTTATTCCAAAGTTTTACAAGATGATGAAATTTTATTTTGGGCTTCATTTGCTGGTTCTTATGACTATACTACAAACTTAGGTGATAACAATACACTTCCTTTGCTTAAAGTAGATATGTATAAAAATGTAACTGCCTCAGAAGAAAAATAATAAAAATGCGTAGTTTTGTTATTTAAAGAAAGGATACAACCATGAAAGTAGGAATGCGTAAACCAAGTATAAAAAAATCAATAAGTGCTCGTACTACTGGAAAAGCTAAACGTAAGCTTAAAAAAGCAGTAATTCCTGGTTATGGGCAAAAAGGAACTGGTTTCATTAAGAACCCCAAGAAAGCTATGTATAATAAAGTATATAATAAAACAACTTTTAGCTTTTGGGATTTGTTCAAATAATCACCCTAAATTTTACAGTTTTAATTTAGTTTATAAAAATAATTGAATGGAGTCTTAAAAATGAAAAAAATAACTATCAGTATTTTACTACTATCTTCATTGACTTTAGGTGCTTGCGATTCTTCTAGTACTGCACCTGAAAAAAATAAAAAAGAAACTAGCACAACAAAAATAACTGAAAAAACATCTGCTACAAAAACCAGTACCAGTACTGAATCAACTAGCGATAATAAAAAGACAGTTTATACTTTAGGTGAATGGTGGGAAGTTCCCAATCAATGGAAACTCAAAATTGACAGCGTGACTCCTACAGATGAAAGAAATTCCTATTCAGATAAATCACCACAGCAAGTAGTTATAATTTCTTATACTTATGAAAATCTAGGATATGAAGATGACATTCAAGATTTATTTATTATGCCAGAAAATGTGGTAGATAGTGCCGGAATAATGGGTGAAACTTATCCCGTCTCTACCACAGGAGCAAAGCCAACACCTGTTGGAGCAACAATGAGTGGGGCTCAGGCAGCATATGGTGTTCAAAATCCTGGTGGAAACATAAAAATATTATTCAAAAAATATGATTCAAATCGTACTGGTCAAGCTGCTACATTTGAAATACCTGTACAATAAAAGAAATAGCCTTAGGGCTTTTCTTTTTCAAAAATTAAGAACATACATTCGAAAGGAGTTTTAAAATTGTGGATCGAGGAACTTCCTAATGGAAAATTTAAATACTTTGAGCGATATAAAGATCCGTACACGGAAAAATATCGACGTGTTTCAGTTACACTTAATTCGAAGTCTAACCAAGCGAAAAAACAAGCGATGATGGAATTACAGGATAAGATTAATAATCGAATGGAGAAAAAAGATCAAAAAAAAGTATCATTAGAGAATCTCTTAAATAGCTGGTGGCAACAACATCAATTATCTATTAGGAAAACATCAGTTAAAGCTTACGGAAAAATTTTAAAATATATATTTTCCAATATGAATGTTGATGTACTCATAAGAAACACAGATACAAAATTTTTCCAAGACTTTATTAATGATTTACCGCATTCGTGGGAGTATAAGAAAAAATTCAAAAGTGTGCTTAACATGTCCTTCACTTATGCACAAGACATGGGAATGATTGATGAAAATCCTATCAATAGAGTGAAAGTTGTTAAACCCCCACTAACAAAAGAAAATTTTGAAAATATAGAAAGTAAATACCTCGAAGAGAAAGAGGTTTATCAATTATTAAACTATTATTATTCTACATTTCAAAGTGTCCATCATGGTCGTTTAGCAGAGTTTATGTATTTAACTGGATTAAGAGCTGGTGAAGCAATTAGTCTTACTATAAATGATTATGTAAAAAATGAACATGCTATTTTAGTTAATGGAACTCTGGATTATTCTAACGGTTATAAAAACGCTACAAAAGAATTACCTAAAACTCTAGCATCATTCAGGAAAGTAGAATTATCAAATAGAGCTGTGAAAATAATCGAAGAGTTAATTTTAGAAAGAGAAATAAAATTCAAAGAGCAAACAAATTATCTATTTGTTGGCAAAACGGGCATACCAATTCAAGTTAATTCATTTAATGCCTCTCTAAAGAAAGCTAATGAAAGTCTAGGTAAAAATAAAATAAACAAAACTATATCAAGTCATATTTTTAGACATTCTCATATTTCACTACTTGCAGAATTAAATGTACCAGTAAAAGCAATAATGGAACGTGTAGGCCACGTTGACACGGAAACAACTTTAAAAATTTATACTCATGTTACAAAAAAAGCTAAAACAAATCTGGTAGAAGCTCTAAATAAATATGGCAAGTAA